GTGCCACTGGACTCACAGTTTGACGCTATGGTAAATCGTGCTTGTAAGCACTTTTTCCCTAGTATCAAATCCGAGTTGTCTTTGGTCAATTCGCTCATTGAGCTTAAAGACTTCAAGACAGTTCCGCGTACATTATCTAAGATGAAGTCTCTATTTAGCAAAAATATTGCTAAGAAGACTTTGTCGAAGATCCTCAATGCAGGATCGGATGGTTATTTGCAAACGCAATTTAACCTTCTGCCCCTGCTCTCGGACATCTCTGGTATCCAGAATGCCCTAGACACGGCACGTCGAAAAGCTGAGAAGCTTATCGATCGTGAACTCAAGATCGAAACACGGCATTTTACTGCCGATTTCGGTAATGCTACGTATAAGAATCGAGACGAAACGTCCACTACATACAGTCCGTTTGAGACTGGTTCCGGTAGATTAGCGTTGATGGGGTGTACTACCCCATACACGGTATCTTCGGATCCATCTTGTTACGGCTGTAGGACGCGTAGAATCGTTCATTATACCAAGCGCAAGTTCCATGCCCAAATAGTCTATAGTTATGTGTTTACTGATTTACAGAAACAATACTATAAACTATTCTCGCTACTAGATGCTTTTGGGGTTCAATTGAACCCCGCTATCATCTGGAATGCGATTCCTTGGACGTTTGTGGTTGACTGGGTAGTCGGCGTAAGCCGCTTCCTAGATCAATACAAACTCCAAAACATGGAACCCGTGATTGTTGTGCACAAGTTTCTCGCGAGTCAATCCATTGAACGTAAGATTACACTTGATTTAGAATCAGGTATAAGTACTACGTACAAGAACATTCCTCGCGGGACTCGGACCATGGTTATAACCGAATCTTCCTATAGAAGGAAGGTCGGTTTTACATCTAACCAATGGTCTCAAGGCATAACAGCTAGTGGTCTTTCTTTTAAAGAAATAACACTAGCCGGCGCCTTAAGTGTACCTCGTATACTTAAGCGTCTTAAACCAAGGTGGTGACTACTCCTCGCTATATAGCAAAAGTCATAGTTACGCATGTTAGCTAATACGCTCAATACAAACGAGATCAAGGACAGGGCCGGCGTCGAACAAGAGTTCGGTCGGCTCAGCACAAGTGAAAGACAGACGGAGTTTGCACTTCTTACTGAAGTGCCCGCGCAACCGCATCGGCTCTCGATTTCTCATCAAGAAATCGGAACCGGTTTGGCCATGCGGCGTCGGTCGGTTGTCCGGTTTGACAAAGTCATTCCGGGCCAAGTCGACTCGACGAAAACCGTCAAGGTCTCAGCATACATGGTTACAGATCTCCCTGTTGGAAATCTGACCACGTACAACGATGCTAAGGACGTCGTCGCGAACCTTCTTAGTTTCAGTGCCACAACTGGCGCTGCAACTACGGTTCTCTTCGACGGTACTGGCAACGGTGCTAATGCTGCAATTAACGGGACACTGTAGTCTCCGTTAGTTGCGTCCCCCTGAAGTCAAGGAGTAATGTACTCCCCTTTAGCGCTCTAAACCAGCAATGGTTTAGAGCGCAACTTCAGTACTCGAGGTCACACAATTGAGCGAACATGCTCTAGGATATAGAACCTTATGGTCTATACGAAGAGCCTAGAATACGTTAACGTATTCATCGCCCTATTATGTGATGTGCAAGCATTACATAGTAATGTAATGACCACATCTGATCTGCGAAAGACAACGAAAGTTGTCCGCCGCAGATTCAGCCGTGAAGGAATAGGTTTTCTCACGAAAACCTTGCCACGTTTGGGGAAAGCCTTTGATAAGGCTCTCTCCTGCCATGAACCCCTGGACTCAACTGTTTTGGCTTTCACAAGCTATAACGGTTGTAAGTTTCCGAAATTATTCGGTGAACTATTCAGTCAGGTTCTTGACAAAAACGGTGCAGTCCTTCATTCGCCGGATGTGGTTTGCATCAGGTCGCTTAGGCAACTAATGTTCTTGTTTTATAAACTTGAACTGCCTAACGACCCTAAGTTAGAACAAGCAACCATTGAACAGTTTGTAAAAACTGAGCAAGAGGTCGCTCTTCACAACATACTCCATGAAGAAATTCATAAAGTATTACAAACCAGGCACGATAATCCTACTCGGACTAACTCTGTTAGTCCTGGTTGGGTGCATCGTACCCTTATCGCAGCTCGACGCAGACTGGGAACAGTCTTCGCCGGGTTCGATCATGCGGATGTCTATCCACGGCACGGGCCCGGAGTCGTTTCCACAAAGGAACGACTCTGGCGCAAGTACCAATGGACCAACATCCCAGACCGTATCGCACAACATTACCCAATAGACGCGTATTTCTACGCTTCTCTTAGTCATGTCTGTGATAAAGTTAGTGAGTTAACCATGCTCACTAATCATGAGTCTTCCGCACAAGTTTTACTTGTGCCGAAGGATTCACGCGGTCCGCGACTTATATCCTGCGAACCATTGGAATTCCAATGGATACAACAGGGTTTAGGTCGTGCTATCGTGAAGCATGTGGAAGAACACCCTTTAACAAGGTATTCTGTCCACTTTACCGATCAGTCACCCAACCAGCGCGGGGCCCTTCTAGGGTCTCAAACTGGGAGGTATGCGACGCTTGACTTGAAAGAGGCAAGCGATCGTGTAACTGTTGGTATAGTTCGTCTACTGTTTCCGGAGCCCCTCAATGAGGTTCTCCTGAGCTGTAGAAGCTTAGCTACGAAGCTTCCAGATGGTCGCGTTATAGCGCTTCAGAAGTTCGCACCAATGGGGTCAGCTTTATGCTTTCCCGTATTGGCGTTGACAACTTGGGCACTACTTGCGGCAGGTCTGGAGGTATTCGGTGCGAGTGAGTCAGTAATTGACTCGCTTCTTGTGTATGGGGATGATGTCGTCGTCCCGGCAGAATATGCCGAGCACGCGATGATCATACTCGAATCGTTTGGGTTGAAAATCAACCGCGATAAGAGTTGTACCAAAGGATTCTTTAGAGAATCATGTGGCGTAGATGCCTTTGCAGGCAAGTCCGTCACACCCGTCCGTTTTCGGACGCCTTGGTCATCATTCCGTCGCCCTGAAGTATACACGAGTTGGATTAGCTATGCTAATTCAATGTATATACGCGGATATAAGCACTGCTACGACATGATCGTAGGTCACCTGAAAGCCGTTTATCGGCTTATGGTAACGACGGATTACCGATTATCGGTTCCGTCCTTATGCGGTCCGCTAGATAGCAGCACAGTTCCTCGTCGACGTTGGAACAAGAACTTGCAAAAGTTCGAGTACCGCGTTTATGACGTTGAACCGTATACGACTACTAAGGAGATCGATGGTTGGAGCATGTTACTGAGATATTTCTCAGAAGCACGTTCTTCCGCCGAGCTCTATCGTAATCGAGGGACAGAGGTCCCGACTGCGCGGTTCGATCAAATCGAACCGTTCTCAGTCAGAGCATACACCTATCGCAAACGTAATAAAATACGTCTGCGGTGGCGATGAAACAGTCGTCGATCTAAATGATCACGACAAGTCCGGG